CAATCCTTACCGGTATTAATACAGTAGCAGGAACCGCTTCAATTTTAGCTCAAATACCAGTTAATGGAACCGGTACTCACCTCATAAGAGGATTTGGAGGAAATAGCTACTTAAAACCTTCAGGAGATCCATCAGGAATTAATGGACTTGTAGCAGGAATGTCAAGCTTAGCTGGTGGAACCGGTAATACGGTAAATGCCGCTGTAAATTCTTTAAACGGTGAACTATCAATACCGGATACTGGAGCTTGGTCAGGAATACAAGATTATAATACTAAAAATTCTGGAGAAGACCGTGTTAAAAGTATTTTAAAAACTAAACACGAAGAAAATCCATCTCCTTTGGGAGATGCTATTACGGAAGTAAATAATCCAAGCGGACAGTGGAATTATCTTGGTGAAGACGATATTGATAATGAAAAAACTAAAGTTCGCTCTACAGTAGTACTAGAAGGAGGTAAAATAACTTTAGATAAAGACAAAATATATAGTAAACATTACTTTGACGGTAGAACTAGAGTAAGCGGAGGAATTCCTTCGAAAGGGGCAAAAGGTGGTAATACAGTTGTAAATAAATTCCCAGAAGATGAAATGGGACAACTTAATCTTGAAGAAGCTAAGATAAACAATAACGTAGATCAGCAAACAGAAGAAAAAAGGGTACTCCGAACAAGCGCAAAACTAAAAGCTAATTACGAAACATACGAAATTGATGGCAAAGCTATAGGAACTACAAGCAACCCAATCACTTTATCTAATCCAGGTAAAACAAGATTAGGAGCTGATGGTAAAATTTCAGATACTGAAGATAGACCAGACGTTATACAAAGTCAAGCAGTACTTACAGAAGCATTAGGCGTAGACAAGCAAGATTTAATACCTTTTGAATTTAATACCTTTACCCCTGGCAATGTCGGAGGAAAGTTCTTATATTTTAGAGCATTGTTAGATGGATTTTCGGATAATTACGCTGGAGATTGGACTGGTACTAAGTATGTAGGTAGAGGAGAAGAGTTATATACGTATAATGGGTTTAAAAGAGACATATCATTTGATTTCAAAGCAGCAGCTTTTTCAAAAGCAGATATGGTACCTTTATATGATAAATTAAATGCTTTAGTAGGAGCAACAGCACCGACTTATGGCAATGGATTATTTATGCAAGGAACATTTACTAAAATTACAGTAGGAGACTACCTTAAGAAAGTACCCGGTATCATTAGATCAGTTGGATTAACTTGGGATAAAGGTACACCTTGGGAGATAGAAGGAGATTTAAGAGTACCTCATATGTTAAGCGTAAGCATAGCATTTACACCGATACATAACTTTGTTCCTCAGGAAGGAAGTAAATATATAGGATAATATGGCAAATAGATATAATAGGTTAGAGCAATTACATACTTCAAGCGGTAGACGATACCGTATCAACGCCGTATATCCAGAAATCACTGAATCAGCAGAAGATACTTATATTATTACAACAGGAGGAGACAGGTATGATAGCTTAGCTCAAAAGTTTTATAACGACCAGTCATTATGGTGGGTAATTGCTATGGCAAATAACTCAAAAAAGGATGGATTAATTGTAAAACCAGGAATACAACTACGCATACCGGCAGATGGACCAGGAGCTAAAGATGCATTTGACCTTTTAAATGAAACTAGATAATGGCAAAACAAGTTTTTGGATCTGGCCTTGACTCTAGAGTAGCAAAACAAATTGGGGTTAGAGAAGCAGTATTCGCAAAAAAAAATAGTAGAACAACCACCGATATAGCATTCCTTAATGGGAGCACTGCTTGGGTGAGGTTAAGTTCTTCTGTTAATACTTTAGATAGTTATACACCATCCCCACAAGAACAAGGAACAGCAAGTCAAGCATCCTGTAATGAAGGAGAAAAGAATCTTGCAAACAGTCTAATATTATTTGGAGGAACATTAACACCAGAGCATAAGTTGAGAGCAGGTTTTGGAAACGAATCGTCTACTAGTACTTCAAAATCAGCTTACCATAAGTCTAAATCAACAGGTTTTAGACCTATGCCCGGTATAACTTCTATTTCAGTAGCATCCAAAGGAGAATTCGGATCTTTAAAAGAGTCTAATATTAAACTTAAAGTATGGTCCAGAGAAGATCTAGACGATATGGATAGAGTATATTTCAGAGTAGGTTATTCAGCTCTATTAGAATTTGGCCATTCTGTGTACCTTAGTAATCAAGGAGAGATTCAAACAATATCTAAGAAAGTAGGAGTAGACAGTTTCTTTTCTTCTAATTCTTCCGAACAAGTAGTTACGGAAATAGATAATATGAAAAAGAAATACGATTTCAATTATGAAGCATTATTTGGATTCGTTACTAATTTTTCTTGGACTTTAAATAGTGATGGTAGTTACGATTGTTCTATTAAATTAGTTTCAAAAGGAGTTATTATAGAAGCATCAAAAGAAACTACTACTGTATCTCAAGAGGTAAAAGAAAAACAAGATGAACAAAAAGCAGAAGCAGATACACAGAAATTAAAATCTCTTCTACATTATATATTATACCAGGTTGAAGGCTGGACTATACTAGGACCTGTTAGTAATTTAGGAGAAGTTTTTACCCTATCTGAAAATGAACAGCTAAAAGGTAAAGTTAATAGGTTAAATGAACCATTCGCTGGATCTTCAGTATCAGTAGGGACAGGTAACTATATGTTTACTAGAGCATTTTATAATGACCGTATCTCGATTAAGTACGTTAGGTTAAACTTTTTATTAAAAATGCTTAATGCATTTGTTATGGTTAAAGACAAAACCGGTCAAACAATTTGTGGATTTGAAGAAGACAGTGTAGAACCTTATACAACATACCCCGGTCACTTTACATGTGATCCATTAGCTGTGTTGATACCTAAAACTAGTACTACTCACGGGTATGCTAAATTTGAAAAAGACGGTGTACACGATGGAATATGCTCAAGCTCAGCAGGAGGAACAGACCATATTGCTAATATTTCTATTAGTACCCATGTACTTAAGGACTTATTAGACCAAATGCTTGATTCACCTCCAGAACCAGGAACAGGTATATTTGAATTTATGGAAAAAGTACTTTCCACAATTAACTTTGCTTTAGGAGGTATTAATAACCTTTCTATTTTTTACGATGATGTAACTCAATTACATAAGATTATAGATAAAACAGCACCAGGGTTAGTAAAAGGGGGAAAAACAGCTCCAAAAATCAATATATCAGGATTAGGAGCAACCGTACTTGACGTTTCAGTTAATAGTGAAATAACAAGTGAAATGTCTAGCATGGTAGCAATTGCAGCACAAGCCGGAACAGGGAAGTATAAAGCTAACTTACAAAACATACTTGCCTGGAATAGAGGATGTATAGATAGACACCATACTTTTAAAGCAACCGGTGATACAGGTAATAGTTCAACAGATACAGAGACACAAGAAAGAGAAGTACCATTTGGAGAAAGATTTAAGGAGGCCTGGGAAAAGATAAACAGTACGACTGGTGATATTAACCCGGAAATATGGAGTACTCTAAAATCAGAAGCTCAAGATGTAATTTTAGCCGGTTTAAGAAAAAAACAATTTTCATCTAGTATCCCCAATACTATACCAATGCCTATTTCACTTAATATTAAATTATTAGGAATAGGAGGCTGGAAAGTAGGTCAATGTTTTAAATTAGATTCTAGTATTATACCGTCACAGTATAAGGAATGGGGGTTTTTGATAGTAAAAGCAGATCAGGAGATTGGCACAGATAATAAATGGGTAACTACGATTGCAGGAAAAATGTTTAAACTATAAGTAATGTACATACCAAAACACAAACTTAAAGTAGGGGGAAAAGTACCCGGTAAATTGATCGACATGGTTACAGGTCGTCAGTTCCTAGGCAAGTATGTTCAGGGCCCAGACAAGAAGTATTACAAAGGAACCGAGATTACAAGCAAATCAGTAGAATTATCACTACAGAAGGATAAGTCTGCAGAAGAAAAAGCACTCGGAATTAGTACAGTACATGTAACTCCTTCAGCAGCAGATTATACGAAAGGGATATTTGTAAGGTACTTTGTAAAAGATTCAAGACTAAATAGAGTAGTTGAGGTAGATAAGCCTAAATACGTAGAACAAAGAAAAGCAGGTAAACTATACCGTAGAACATTAAAAGTAGCATGGTATATCACAGGAGACCCTGAAGATCAAACAATTAAAGGATATGTATATCCAGGATTAAAGAAAAAGAATCAAGACGTAATAAATAAAGCAGAAATAATCCTATCAGGAATTGGTAAGCAAGTACTTACTGATACATCTCAATTTGTAAAAAAGTAGGAAAGAGTAGTTTATTCAGTTTTTAATTCTTATATTGTACTAAAGGTTATAATAAGTGTTTTATATAATAGAAGAAGAAACTAAACTTGAACGTTTAGAACGGTTGATGAAGATAGGAGTATATGTAGATATAATCTCCTCTAATGACTTATACCACCCTAAACTAGCTACTACAGTAGCAGTCTACATAAGAACTTTAAGTAGTAAGCACGGATTTATAATTCCTATTAATCACGATGAGGGTATTAGTGTAGCTAAAGACCGTATCTACAAGGTTTTAAAATCTGCCGATAAACTATATACATTAGATAAGAAGAAGTTGTTATACCACTTTAATTTACAGGCAGCAATAGATCTTTCACTGCTTTACTCTATGACTAAATTTAATAAATTAGAGTATACTAGAGAAAATAATACACTAAACTATTTTTATAATAAATTTAGCGACTTCCCTAATATAAATCAACTCATACCTATATCAAAATTACATGAGTCCTGTGAAAAAGTATTTAATCAAGTTAAGCATGTTATCGATACTGAAATACCTTCTGGTTTTGAGTTTTATAACAATACAGCAACTAATGTATTCTACCTATTAGAACAAAGCGGAATCGGAGTACACTACCAAGACTTTAAAGATAACTTCAAACCCCGTAATCCACTATATAATATAAAAGACGATGTAGCCCTTACATCCTATAATCTATATAACTCTACTTCTAGACCTACAAATGCATTTAATAGTGTAAATTTTGCAGCAATACCAAAAGCAGATGAATATAGAAAGTGTTTTAAACCGCAGAACGATAAATTTATAGAGTTCGACTTCGACGGATATCATTTAAGACTCCTCTCAGAACAGATAGATTATGAGTTAACCGCTGAATCAGCACATAAACAGTTAGCAAAGCATTACTTCGGTACAGAGGATATTTCTGATGAACAGTACTTAGAAGCAAAACAGATTAACTTTCAAGCGATATATGGAAAAATTCCACCTGAACATAAAGGGTTAGATATCTTTAAACGTATACAGGAGTATATTGATAACATGTGGGCAACATACGAAAAAGACGGAGTAGTATATAACCCAGTATCAAATAAACCTTTTACAAAGGAACTAAAAGAAATGCATCCTGCTAAGTTAATGAACTATATGATGCAAAGTTTGGAGACCTCAAGAAATATTCTTATATTAAAAGAAGTATTCAGATACTTACAGAATAAAAAGACTAAAGCAGTTCTCTATACTTACGACTCTATACTATTTGACTTCAGTGAAGAAGACGGAGAAGAGTTTATGGAAGAGATAAAAGAAATACTTCAGACCGGGGAAAAGTACCCGATTAAATTTAAATTTTCAAAAGACCTATGTTTATAGAAATAACAAATATTTATACGAAATGGTAAGTGCTCTAAAATCACAATTTGATTACGACATCGAACCGCTATATATAAATGACGATATGAGTAACAAATTATTCTGTACCTTTGCTACGGGAGATACTTTAGAAGGAGTACTTACAGAAATCCAAGAACGTTACAAGATCATATATAACAAAATCTTTGTCTTATATTCAAAAAGTCAGGATGAGTATATATGTACCTATAATGTGGATTTCGGTAATGTAGGCGCATTCTTAGATAATACTATATTAGTACATCGTAAGAAGGAATCAAATACACTTTATACTATTAACGCTTTAAATACGTTAATAAAGGAACTAAACGGTGGAGTATTAGATACTTCATACCGTATAAACTGGACAGACTACAAGAATTGTGTGCTGTTAACTAAAGGTCCTGAATTAAAAAGAGTAAATACTAAACTTTTTAGGATAATAGAGTTGGATAATTGAGATTAAGTTCTTATATTGTTTATAATATCAAATGTTTTAATTAATAAAAATAAGTTATATGGATTTAAATGCAATCAAGGCTAAGCTAGATGCCTTAAACTCTAACGGTCAAGAGAGAGAGAAAATTGACTACTCTAAGATTTTTTGGAAACCCCAACTAGGTAAGCAAACGATTAGAATCGTACCATCTGCTTTTGATCCTGCATTTCCTTTTAAAGAGTTAAAGTTTCACTATGGTGTAGGAAAATACCCTATGGTAGCTTTATCTAACTTTGGAAAGCAAGACCCTATTGAGGAATTCGTAAAAGAGCTTAGAAAAACAAGCGATAAAGACAATTGGTCTCTATCAGGAAAACTTAACCCTAAAACTCGTGTATTCGCTCCAGTAGTAGTAAGAGGAGAAGAAGAAAAAGGAGTTAGATTATGGGGATTCGGTGTTACTATCTATAAAGCATTACTTGCTTTAGCAGAAGACGAAGATATCGGAGATTTTACAGACGTACTACAAGGATGGGATATGGTAGTAGAAATGGCTCAAGGTAACCCTTACCCTGAAACATCAGTTCGAATTAAACCTAAACAAACAGAATTATCATCTGATAATACTCAAGTTGACTTATGGTTAAAAGAACAACCTAATCCAATCGAAGTTCATAATCAGTACGATTACGAATTTATTAAGAAACAACTTCAAAATTACCTTAACCCAGGCTCAGGAGACGCAGAAGCACCAGCTACTAGTACTCCAGCAGCAACACCAGCAGCAGAACCTTTCACATTAGAAACGGCAGCAGCAGGTAATAAGGATACAGTTAGCAAGTTCGACGACTTGTTCAACGAGTAAATAATTAGGCCGCTTCGGCGGCCTTTTTTTATGTTCTAAATACCCTCATACAGTTTGTACTCCGAATAAAAATCACTATATTATAGTA